AGTAGGCATACCATTTCAAAAAACGTCGACTAGCTGGTACCCCATTTGGGGTACGAGGATTGCACTCTCATTGGTACAGTCTGAGTGAGACTAGCCTATAATGTTCACAAATTGTTTACAACACATTAAAAGATTATACATCATTTTTTCTCTAAAACTGATATAATGTATATAGAAACAAAGAAATGAGGTAGGATTAAATGAAAGTAAAAGATTTATTTGATGTTTTAATAGGCACTGAAGATGTAAGAATATTTACTGCTGGCCGTTCATCAATATGGGGGAAGGTGAAGTTAAAGACATTCCACAGGAATATTTTGATAAATTAATAGATACAATGTATTCAATTCCTGTACTTCCATTATGTAGTTATATTGTTATTAACCTTAAATAATTTAAAGGGGGGGGAAACATATGACCGTTGAGAATTTTTTAAAGATATTATATTATGGTGAGGAAGTGAGAATTATAGATTATGATAATATGGTTGTGTATCGTGGTTGTGCATTTACAATACCTGGCGAATATTATCAACGTGAAATAAAAAACGTTTTCTCGTGTGACCTTTTTGGAAATCATAAATGTTGCACATGTATTATAATTAAATAATATATTCAACGATAAAGAGAAAAACAAGTGGTTGGTAGGGTGGGATAAGTTTCATTAAGGAGGTTAAATGTGTTAGATTATTTAAAAGATGTTAAAACGCTAATTCTTTCATCGTCCGAGTTTATTAATTGTGAGGTTGATTTGTATATTGAACCTTCAATATCCTCAATAGTATTTTTTATAGACGTCGATGGATATAAACACATATTCAAAGCACCGATTGGGTTATTTGTGTCTAAACTCACAGCTAATGCATTAGCAGAAATTATCATAGATGAAGTGAAAGAGTGGAGGGATAAGTTAAATGAAGATTAAAGAATTGCTTACAGTGATTGACAGTAACGCATATTTAAACATTGTATCCGAAAAAAGTCGCTGGATATATGAAGGCAAAGATATTTTTATAACATCTGAATTGCTTGAAAGAAAAGTTAAATTAGTAGATATTATTAGAAACGAATTTTTTATTGTAGTGGAGGATTAACAAAATGAACATATGTGAAGTATTAATTATAGTAACATTTATTATGGTAACAATAATTGCAATTAGTCAATATATTGACAGTAATATACCAAAGGTATGTAATGTGTTGGAATTAATGAACATATTACCTTGTTATGAAATAAAGGTATTTAAAGATGGAAAGCGCCTAAACAAAAGTGAATTGATACAGCATATTAATACCCCTGTTAAAGCTCACGAATTAAAAAACGGTATACTTTACATTGAAATTTATTAGTTTTTTTGAAAAAATACTTGACATTTCACGTACTATATTGTATTATATACTTGTAAGGAGGCGAGATATCAAAATGGTAGTTTATAATTTATATTTAGTTCTAAATGACGAGCCAGTTCAGATTTATGATAAAAATACGAAACGCGTTGAATTTGAGGGTTCATCAAACAACATTCCTGATAGGTTTATGGATAGGTTAGTCCACTATTTAACTATCGTTCATATAAAGGACACTAAAAAATGCTATCAGTTAATAGTACTTGACTAGCAGTAACCAAGCTGACGAGTGGTGCAACTCCACTCACTAGCCTTTGCACCAATGGTGCATGTTACAACAAGTCACAAAGCAAAACTCATTACAAAACAAGGAGGACAAAAAATGAGAAAACCAAGTGTAACAAGAACAATCAACACACTAAACGTCACAGTATTAGGCATGGACACTGTTTCCTGTGAGCCTATAACCAAGACTTACCCACTCTATAAGAGTGAAGTGCCGAGCGATGAAGCAAAACTGTTTGATTACATTCGTAAAATGTATGAAACAGATACTTTTAAAATCTCAGCAATCACAGACAAGACACAAGTTACTAAGACATACACCATGCCGCTTAGTAAGTTTATTGAAGAGGCAGAGGTAGTAGGCGAAACACAGGCAAAAGACGAAACAGTCACAGCAGACACAGCAGACACAGCACAGTAAATAGGAGGATACTATCATGTTATCAAAGAAAGAATTATTTAATGCAAAGGCATCAGGACAGAAAATCGAGAAGGGATTACAGATTGATGTTGTTAATGTCGGTTCATACGCTGATACTGACAAAGACGGCAACCCAGTGTTGGTATCAGTTCTTGTAGATAAAAACGGTTCAGTTTTTACAAGTATTTCTAAGACTGTTAATGAGTCCTTAGATATGCTTACTGATATCATATCGGATGACGGACACGCTGTAGTTGAGGTATGTGAGAGTACCTCCAACAGTGGCAGAAAATTTTATCAGTTAATGATAGTATAGATATTTCTTAAAGTATTTCTTAATGGGGGGGAGGTTAAAAACCTCTCCCTTAATTACTTTTAATGGACACAGGAGGGATAAACTATGAGTAAGATAACTAAGAAGTCTCAGTTATTGAAAGATTATAACAAAGAGCGGAACAGGATTAAACGTTTTATTAGTAACGCTGAGAAAAGAGGATACGTATTTGAACCTAATCTTATCCCACCAAAACCAAAAACTATTACAGCAGGGTCAATACGGAGACTGTCAAAGATTAGACCGGCACAGCTTTATAACAGGGCTTATGCTATCAGTGCAGTAACAGGACAACCAATAACAGTTGAGCAGAGAAAAAGAGAAATCAGACAAGAGGCATCTAGGAAAGCATGGGAGACTAGGCGGAGGAAAAAAGACAAAGAAGATTATGAGAGGATGAAATCAGATAGTGAATGGCAACAGACGTTTCATGCTTCAAAGATAGTATGGGATAAAGTGCAATCTATGATAGCTAATGTTGGTGTGCAACAATCACAATCAGCAGACTTATTAAACAATTTGTTAAATTCAGAAATTGAGAAGTACGGAGTAGACGCAGTTTTATATTCAATATCGCAGGCAAGTGACGATTTTTTATCAACGTGTGAAGCTATTATTAAGTATCACCCATCCAGTGAAGTTTCAAGAACGGCTGTACAGCATTTATATACATTAATAAGTGGTAATTTACCGAACGATGCAGAACAAGCAGAAATTGACAATGCATTATCTAACGATGAGTATTGGGATGAGATATGAGAAAGCAAATCAAATATATGGTGGGAGATTTTGAAACTACAGTATATGACGGGCAGACATTTACCGAGGTGTGGGCGTCAGCAGTAGTAGAGCTAGGCACAGAGGATGTTAAAATACATCATTCAATTAGAGAAACATATAATTATCTCTACAACTTAAAGCAGAATATATGTATATATTACCATAACTTGAAGTTTGACGGCTCGTTTTGGCTTTCATTCCTACTAACAGATTTGAAATATGAACAAAAACTCTATGTAAATTCCAATAATGATAGTGACGTTCATTTTATAAAGGAGAAAGATTTAACACCAAAATCGTTTGTCTATTCGATTTCGGACATGGGGCAGTGGTATAGCATTCTTATCAAAACACCATATGCATTTATCGAGATTAGAGACAGCTTGAAGTTGTTACCGTTTTCAGTTGAACAAATAGGCAAAAGTTTTGACACAAAGCATAGAAAACTTGAAATGGAGTATACGGGGTTAAGATATGCAGGCTGTTCAATTACAGATAACGAAAAACGCTATATTGTCAATGATGTTCTAGTGGTTAAAGAAGCATTGGAAATAATGCAATCAGAGGGGCACTTAAAACTCACTATTGGTTCATGCTGTCTATCTGAATTTAAACACACAATTGACAAGCAAGACTATCAGGCTTTTTTCCCTGATTTAACACAATATAAATTAAACCCCGTTGAATATAAATACTCAAACGCTGACGAGTATATCAGGCATTCCTACAGGGGGGGTTGGTGTTATCTAAAGAAGGGATGCGAAAATAGAATTTACACCGGGGGTATTACGGCAGATGTTAATAGCTTGTACCCATCAATGATGCACTCAGAAAGTGGGAATTATTACCCCATCGGTCAGCCAGTTTTTTTCAAAGGTAAAATACCATCAAAATGTCTTACAAACCAATACTACTATTTTGTTCGCATTCGTACACGTTTTTATTTAAAGCCTAACAAATTGCCATTCATTCAGATTAAAGGGAGTTTTTTCTATAAGGCTACTGAAATGTTAGAGACATCAGATATAGTTGATAAAGATACAGGAGAAACATGTGCATGGTACAAAGATTTTGACGGTAATATTAAAAAAGCTACTGTTGAAATGGTGCTTACGCAGACTGATTTTAAATTGTTGCAAGAGCATTACAATCTTGTAGATTTTGAGCTATTGGACGGATGTTATTTTAGAACTATAACAGGGATTTTTGACGAATATATTGACAAATACAAGCAAATTAAACAGACTAGTACAGGAGCAAGACGAACACTAGCAAAACTTTTTTTAAATAACTTATACGGTAAACTCAGTAGTTCGGATATATCATCTTTTAAAGTAGCAAGGGAGAAAGATGATGGCTCATTAGGGTTTACAACATTTGAAGAACACGAAAAGAAAGTTATGTATATCCCAATAGGTTCAGCCATAACAAGTTATGCTAGAAATTTTACTATTAGAGCTGCTCAGCAAAACTATAAATATTTTGTATATGCTGACACAGACAGCATCCATTGCTGTACTACAAAGAAAAATATTAAAGGCATTAAAATACACCCTTCTAATTTCTGTTGTTGGAAGTTAGAGAGCTATTGGGATAAAGCTATTTTTGTTCGCCAGAAAACATATATTGAACATGTCACACATGAAAATGAAAAACCGATTGAGAATCCGTACTATAATGTAAAATGTGCAGGTATGCCGGATAGGTGTAAAAACTTGTTTCTTAAATCAATGGAAGGGGTGACAGATGAAGAATTAGAGAAATATCCTCCAATTCAGCAGGAATTTTTGCGAACAAAGAGAACACTTGCTGATTTTAGAGTAGGATTGGAAGTATATGGAAAACTGCGGCCAGTGAGAATAAGAGGGGGTGTAGTATTACAAGAGACAACATATAAAATGAGATAAAATGTTTCACGTGAAACATTGCAAAAGGACAGAATTAAATTCTGTCCTTTTTAATATATCTATAACGTTAATTCTTAATGCATGGGTAGGCACACACCCAACAACACAGGCATGTCTTATATTTCAAAGAGCCTTTCATGCCTATGTTACAAAAATAACTAACGCAGATACCGTTAATAATACGCTAAGGCTTTAAGTATACACTCTTTACAATCAAGTGAATAAAACCTAAAACAACCTCTATCAAAGAAGTATCGCATATAATCAATTAGCCAGACATTATTTTTGAGCATCACATAATTGATATTGTGGTCATCTGTAGTCACGGAAATTCTTTGCTTAAAATCTGGGTCAACTTTTTTGTCACAGTAAACTATACTTTGTTCTTCAAACATTTTAACAGCATACTCTTCACCCTTATATTTAAGTGTACAGAGATAGCGACTCTGACCCTTCAGTTTTGCAATGAAAGCATTATTATCATTAAGATAAACATTCTGAGAAGCATATGCCACGTAGTTAGAATTGTTAAAAGCCCTGTTGAACAGTGAGCTTTCCTGTAATTTAGACGCACTCTCATTATAGCCTTGTTCAAGTACAAAACCGTCTCCACGTAAAAATTTAACGTCAGAGGTTAGTCTGTCAGTAATGCCCAGTGCTGTATAATAAGGATTTAGCAATGTTACAGCGTTTGAAATCATTATTACAGGCACATATCTAACTTGACTATTATTACCACGCGCTATTGAGGTGTGTATGCTTATAAATTTACTAACTTCATCTGCGCAGTAATGATTAGTTTCGGATTGGAATTCATCTAAAAGAATTCTTGATACATCACTCAGATAGTGAGAATATTTTTTCACTTTATCAGCACAATTGAGGGCTACAGCGTAACCGCAGGATTTACCCTCGTCCTCTTCATCATAGGCACTACATAGAAATAGTTCATACATTTTACTATTACCAATTTGTACAGCCTTCATGGTGTATGCTGAGAAAAAAAGATTGTGTATATCCTTAAAAAATTTGTCCGCTGAGTCCTTTAACTCGTCTTGAAATCTGTATAGTAAACAAAATTTCTCACCATACTTTAAAAATCTATTCACTAAATACCTATTAAAATATGTTGTTTTTCCTGCAGTTCTATTTGATGTTGATATATAAATTTCTGGTACATTTCCATTAATGTCCTTCATGCTTAATAGCTTAGTGCCGTCATAATATTTTATATCGTTCATTTATCCACCTTCCTTGTTTAATTATAACAAATTATCAACATTTTGTCAAATTAATGTTGATAACTTGTGGATAATATGCTATAATAAGAAAAAAGAAAGGAGGTTGACACTATGGTTAACGAGTTATCAACATTGATTTCAACACTTGGCTTTCCCATAGGCATGTGTTTAATTATGTGCTATTATATCAATAAAATTAATGATGCACATAAAGAAGAGACTGACAAGTTCGCAGATGCGCTCAACAATAATACAGTTGTGCTCCAAAAACTTTGTGATAAGCTTGATGCCGAGGTGAATGTAAATGACAAGTAATGAGATTGTAAGAGTTGCAAGAGGGTACTTAGGAAAGCCGTATGTGTGGGGCGGTGAGTCCGAAGCTGAGGGAGGATATGACTGTAGCGGTTTTGTATTTTCTGTGTTGAATAAATGCGGTATGAAAGTACCTAGATTAACAGCGCAGGGTTACTCAACATTAGGCAAAAAAGTAGCCAACATTCAAAGCGCTGATTTACTTTATTTTGGTAAATCAGTCAAGAGAATTACCCACATAGCTATTGCTATTAGTAACACACAGATGATTGAATCAGTAGGAAATAGTAAAAACACAAAAACAAACAAGGGCAAGGGTGTATCAATTACTAATATTTCCCACCGAAACGACTTAGTACTTGTTAAAAGAATTGTAAATTTTGAGAAGGAGAAAATAACAGTAATGAGCTTATTGAAAAGAGGTACAAAAAATAATGATGTCACAGTGTTTGAAATATTAATGTCAAAACTTGGATATTACACAGGCTCAATTGATACCTCATATGGCAAAGGGTGCGTGTCTGCCTGCATTAATTTTCAAAAAGACCACAACCTTATTCAAGACGGTGAATGTGGTAACAACACGTGGAAGACGCTTCTTGCTGAGGTGATTTAATGGCATGGGTAATTATTGAAGGTACTAGAAAGTATCTGACTCAGACTCAGATGGAAAACAACGCGCAGGAGTTTAACCGTTACTTTACAGGAAAGTACACACTTGAAAGCATCTGTGGTATGCTTGGCAATATTCAAAGAGAGAGTACCCTTAATCCTGCTCTTAAAGAAACATTAAGTACATCCAGTGGATGGGGCTTAATTCAATGGACTCCATCCTCTAATCTAACTGATTACGCAAATGCACAAGGCAGGGATTGGAAAGATGGAGACCTACAATGTCAGTTAATTAATGCTGAAGTACTTGAGGGGTACGGTGGCCAATGGATACCCACTAAGAGTTACCCATACAGTGGTTTAGAATTTTCTCGGCTAACAGATGTTGAGGAAGCAGTCAAAGCATATTGCTTTGAAAGAGAGCGTGCAGGGGTTGTGGCATTAGACGAAAGAATTCAAAACGGAAAGAACTGGTATGAATACTTAAGCGGCTCACCTGTACCTCCTACACCTGTACCTCCTACACCTTCAACGAGAAAGCACTTACCCATTTATATGATGTTACGCAGACGATTTTAGAAAGGAGAATTAAAATGGCTAAATTGTCAAAGGACGAATTGATTGAAAAAGTTAAAAAATATGTCGGCGACAGAACAGACGATGAAACTATTGAGATTATTGAGGATATAACCGACTCAATCGACTCATCTGATGCCGATGAATGGAAACGGAAATACGAGGAAAACGACAAAATGTGGAGAGATAAATATGTCTCACGTTTTTTTGATAAGAAGGAAGAAGACCCCGAAACCCCAACAGAGCACGAAGAAGAAGAAAAAGAGTATAATTCCTATGAAGATTTATTTGAGAAGGAGGAAGAATAATGGCTAGAATAATCAGTAAAACTAAACTTGATGCCCGTTCTATTGACATTCTCAATGTTATTAGAAATAACGCATCCTACGCATATCAGAAAGATGTGCCAAAAATTGATACAGAACAGGATATCCCAAAAGTTGGTGAAGTACTTTTCGGCAATCCAACCCATGCTAACGAATTCATCAACGCATTAGTTAATAGAATTGCTCTCGTGCGTGTGCAGAGCGCGACTTTCAATAACCCATATAGGCATCTTAAAAAGGGTTATCTGGAATTCGGCGAGTCTGTAGAGGATATCTTTGTCGGAATAATCAAGGCTGTAAAATATGACCCCGAAAAAGGTTCAAGTCGAGAGTTTAAACGTACTCTTCCAAATGTGCAGTCCGTTTTCCATTTGACCAACTGGCGCGTGATGTATCCAATTACTATTGAGAAACAGGCTCTGAAGCGCGCGTTTACATCTGCTGATGGCGTTACTAATCTTATTTCATCAATTATTGAGCAGGTATATCAGTCTGCGGAGTATGATGAGTACTTACTTTTTAAGTATCTTCTCATAAAAGCAGTTTCGCATGGCAAATTATACCCACAGCCTGTTAATACTACTGATATGGATAGTGTTGCCGTAAATTTTAGAGGGAAATCAAACTTATTGCCCATTGACATGACAGGTAGATTTAACGAGTTGCATGTTCAGAATAATACCCCAACTGAAAGACAGTGTATTTTTATGGATGCTGATTTCAATGCAAAATTTGATGTTGAAGTACTTGCCAGTGCATTTAATATGAACAAAGCAGAATTTATAGGAAAACTTCATCTTATTGATGATTTTAGTTCCTTTGATAACGAGAGATTTGAAGCTATTAGGGAAGAATCAACAGAACTTGAAGAGGTAACAACGGCTGAGCTTAATTTAATGAAGAATGTAAAAGCCATTTTAGTTGATGAAGCTTGGTTTCAGGTATATGATAACTTGTTTGAATTTGCGGAAACTCAAGTTGGTAGTGGGCTGTATTGGAATTACTGGCTTCATGTATGGAAAACCATTTCTTATTCACCGTTTGCAAACGCTATAGTTTTTGTTGATAGTGGTGCGACAATTGACAAACCAGAAACAATCACTATAGAGGTTACAGGAAAAGACATCTCTGAGGTTGGTACTATATTTACTCTCAATGTGCATGACGACACAGCGACACTTGCACCGAACACACTTAATTTTGTACAGACTGAGGCACTCACCGCAGCAGGAATTGCAGTCCAAAAATATGGCGCTATTGTTATTCCTTCAACACAGTCCGCAACAGAAATTACTATTGTGGCAGACTTAGACGGAACAACCTACACAGGTGCTACTAATATCACTAGTGCTAGTGTCGTTGGCGATACAGTTGCGTTAAATAAAGGATGATGATATATGTATATAGTACCCGATAGTGAGGTGTATATGCTGAGTGGAGTACCACTTTCCACTCAGCAGAAACACACAATTTATTTTTCAGATAAGAAAACACAAGAGAATTATTTTATTAGTAAAGCCAAAAAGCATTTTACTAATGTAAGTTACAACCGCGTAAATAAGGGTAAATGTCGTATGCAGGCTACAGCGGATAGCTTGTACGATTGTAACTATATGATGTTTCAAAACAGTGCTTTTAGTACACGTTGGTTTTATGCATTTGTAACTGGAATTGAATATATTAATAACGTGACTGCTGAGATAAGCTTTCAAATTGATGTTTTGCAAACTTACTGGTTCGACATTGAGAGAAAAGAATGTTTTGTTGAGCGAGAGCACAGTATTAGTGATATAATAGGTGACAATATTTTACCTGAGAACGTTGAATGTGGCGAGTATGTTTATAATGGTGATGCCCAATTAATTGGGCTAGGCTCATTAAGTACTTGTACTATGGTACTACTTGCAACAACTGGCGGTTATATGTACGATGGCGTTTACAGTGGCTATCAAATCAAGGCTTTTTTAAACACCGAAACAGGTAGTACAAATCTCACTAATTTTTTAAATCAGTACTTACAAACACCTGATAACATCTTAGCATTGTACACTTGCCCAACAGATATACTTCCAGTTGAGGTAACCGATGCAGGTGTAAATATTACATTTATGGGACAAACAAACCCAATTAATGTCACAGGCAAAGCAATTACCAATAATGATACGCTAAATGGATACAAGCCTAGAAACAAAAAACTATTTACATATCCTTACAATTTTAATGAGGTAAGAAATAACTGTGGACAGACATTAATCCAAAGGTATGAGTTTTCTGAAAACCTTACACCGTATTATAACATCGTTGGTAACATGACTATGCCAGTGCAAGAAGTCCTGAGACTTGATAGATACAAAGCTACAGAGACTGCAGGCACAGGAAGAATGGACATGACAGAAACAATCACACTTGACAGCTTTCCTCTATGTTCATGGAATGTAGATGCATTTAATGCGTGGGTTGCTCAAAATGCTGTACCAATAACAATTAATGCTATTCCATCCGCTGTTCAAACTGCTGTTGGTATGTTTACAGGACAGTCAAGTAACTCAGCTCTAGGTAGTGTGCAGAATATATTAACAAGTGCTTACACTGCTAGTATTTCTGCTAATGATGTAAAAGGCAATTACGCTACTAATAATGCACTCTTTGGTAAAGGTCAAGTGTGTTTTGAAGCTCAGCGAAAATCAATCACCGCTGAGTATGCTAAAGCAATAGATAGTTATTTTGATGTTTTTGGGTACGCCTGTCATAAAACAAAAGTGCCTAATGTGTCTAGCCGTCCTCATTGGAATTACGTTAAAACTGTTGATTGCACAATAGTCGGTCACGCGCCTAGTGACGATATAGCTTTAATAGAAAGTTATTTTAATAGAGGTATTACTTTTTGGAAACATCCTGATGATGTTGGCAACTACTCGCTTGATAATACTGTTTAGAAGGGAGGTGTAAGAATGAGTAAAGCTAGAAAAGCTAGAAGAGAGAAAGAACGTACAGCATTTGACGATAGTGTTTGTTATCAACTATACACGTTTGACCAATATTTAGATTTATTTACAGAAATTGCAATTAGTTCGTTTGAATGGGTTGGACTTCCTAGCACTGTTGATGCACGCTTTATTGAAGTTGGTTTGTACGAGGATAAATCTATGTTATATTTTAATGATGAAGTAATGGGCAATCTATGCTTGAGAGGTATACTTGGCGGTCAACTTGATGTTTACAACATACCACTGGATAGAAGGGCTTACGCTTCTAACGGCTATCAACGTGTGTGCGGAAGAAATGACAGTGTTATCATATGGGATAATATGAACCATTGGTGTTGTAAAGATAAGATGTTGATATATGCTAAAAGACTTGCTGAACTTGATGCAACAATTGATATTAATTGCAATGCTCAAAGAACACCGATTTTAATTAAAGGTAGTGAACAACAACAACTATCTTTAAAAAATGCTTATAAAGAGTTTGTTGGCAATGAACCAGTTATTTTTGCAAGTAATGATTTCATGGAGGGCGACGGAAGCTCTTTTGGTGTATTTACAACAGGAGCGCCGTATGTGGCAGATAAGCTGTATGAATTAAAGGTTAATCTTTGGAATGAAGCTCTAACGTATTTAGGAGTATCAAATATTAGTATTCAGAAAAAAGAGAGAATGATTAAGGATGAAGTACAGAGGTTACAAGGCGGTGTAATGGCTAACAGATTTTCGAGAGAATTTGCTAGACAACAGGCATGTGAGCAGATAAACAGGATGTTCGGTACACAGATAAACTGTCACTTCCGTGATGTATTCAACCAAAATGACGACAGGAAGGAGGATAACGAAGATGAGTAAATACACAACACAAGTTAGATTTATTTGTGAAACATCTGCAAATTTAACTGAGTCTACAGGGTTCAATAATATCGAAGATGTGATTAACAAATCTTGGGACAAGATTTTTAGTGACTTTCCTATTTTTGACGAGCAATATAGAGCAGAACTTTGCAAGAAGATTTTAAGGCATTATTATACACGTGAGATTTGCTGTGAAACTGTTGGGAGATGGAAGTTGTTCCTTAGTGACAAGATGAAAAATATAATGCCGTATTACAATCAACTATATAAGAGTGAATTGCTAAAGATTGAACCGTTAGTTAGTGTGAACAGGAGTGTATCACATGAAGGTAGTGGAAGCGAAACCAAAACCACTAACAGGAATGGAACTAATAGTACTAATTCGAGAACTGACGGTACTACTGAGACATGGAGTTATTACAGCGATACACCACAGGGTGGTATTAAAGGACTTGAAAGCAACGACTATTTAACCAATGCTACACATAATACTGGCACTGACGGTACTAGTAGCACTCTAAACGGTGAAACTAGTGATACTGAGACAGGAACAGGAAATAGAAGCGACAGTTATGTTGATAAGATTTTAGGTTACGAGGGTAATCAATCAGAAATGCTACTAAAGTTTAGAGAGACATTTCTAAACATTGATATGATGATTATTGATGAACTTAAAGATTTATTCTTTACTTTATGGTAAAGAGAAAGTGAGGTAAAATGAGTAATTATAGTGATTTAAAACCATTTAAATTTTGGTGTCAAAAAGTACTCCCTTTAGTTTATGATGATAGTTTAAGTTATTATGAATTATTGTGTAAAGTTATTGACTATCTAAATAAAACAATGGAAGATGTAACATACCTTCATGATGAATTTGTTAAACTAAAAGATTTTGTTGATAACTATTTTAAAAATTTAGATGTTCAACAGGAAATTAATAAAAAACTTGATGAAATGGCAAAAGATGGAACATTAACTGCTATATTGTGGGGTAAAATTGGAATTATAACACCATTTTATTTTGGTGCTAAGGGTGATGGAATAACTGACGATACCGATGCATTACAAAAATGTTTTGATTATTGTATAAACAATCCTAATCATATTATTGAGCTAGGTGGATTACAATACAGGATAACTAAAACATTAATTGTAGGTAGAATATGGAACACAACTATTCAAAATGGTAATTTATTAGCTGATAATGAAGCCATGGATTGTATATTACAATTTCCTAAAACTGATTTTGATACACCACTACCTAACACAAATATTAGAGTCGTTAATAATATTAAAATTAATAACGTAGTATTTGATTGCAATAGCAAGTGTGGCGGTATTAACCTATATGGTTTTTTAAAATTTTATGTAACTAATTGCTACTTTTTAAATCATAAAAATTATGGTTTTTCCACTAATAGGGCTGACGCACATGAATTTACTATTGATAAATGCTTTTTTGACGATATAGCGCCACTAGATAGTATAGCTATACTCATAAGTAATAGTGATAACTATGTGCTAAATAGTGTCATTAAGGGTGGTTCTATAGGAATTAAAATAACAAATAATCAACACTTCAACTACGTTGATAATGTGCACATATATGATATTAGTAATAGAAGTGAAGGGATACTGCTTGACTATGGTTGCAGTAATAACCCAATTAATAATATGTATATGGATGGGTGCTCTATTACTTGTGTCACAAATTATGGACATTTATTTAAAAATTTAACCTTTTTAGAGCCTAAAGCGGATTTATTTACTTTTAATGGTAATACTATTGTTGATGAAATAGAAATCAGCAATTGCAAAGTATACACTTTAAGTATTGAAAAAGACGTTAATATATTTAATATACCTAACTACAACCCTTTACCAACTATCAATAACAAAATTGAGATAACAATACAAGGAAAACATGTTATAAATAATACTTATTTATTAACTGTTGATAAAACAATAAATCCTTACAATATTTTTAATATTGACAATACGGCTACAAAATATGAGTTATCACAGAATGGAACAGTATTACTACCAAACCCACAGTCTCAATATGACATTAAAATAATTAATAGTCAAATAATTGTAAATTCATTTAACAATGCGGGGTATCATTGGTATGGTTACGAAATTAACCTTGAACATGATACAGATTATTTAATTCAAGATAGTATGTTAAACAATGGCGGACGACTAAAAATAGTTGGTGTGGCAGGTGACTTATCTACACAGCAAAGCGCCACTATATTATGCAGTAATAATATAAGCCAGTATTATAATAGATTTAATAGCGGAAATTATGCACACTATTTAGTTATAGGATATTCCAATAGTTCATTCCCAAAAATACTAAAAATTAAATAACACTATGAAAAAAATTATTGTACTAGCTCGTACCCAAATGGGGGTACGAGCTAGTCGACGTTTTTTGAAATGGTATGCCTACT